GAAAGATGTGTTATATCAACATGGCAATCTATATACAAAAAACCAGCCACGTGGTTCCAACATTTCGGCATGGTTATTGGCGACGAAGCACACCAATTTAAAGCCAAATCATTAACTGCTATAATGGAAAAATGTACTGAAGCAAAATATAGAATGGGAACTACAGGTACATTAGATGGAACACAAACACACCAATTAGTCTTAGAAGGATTATTTGGTCCAGTACATAAAGTCACAACTACGAAAGATCTTATTGATTCGAATCAGTTAGCTAAATTAGATATTAAAATGTTATTATTAAAATATAAAGAAGAACATTGTAAAGAAATATCTAAATTAAAATACCAAGATGAAATAGATTTTATTGTAAGGTATACACCAAGAAATAATTTTATATCTAACCTTGCTTTAGACCAAGATGGTAATACATTAGTCCTGTTTAATTACGTCGAAAAGCACGGTAAGCCCTTACATAACATCTTAAAAGATAAAATAAAAGGTAAACGTAAACTGTTTTATGTCTCAGGCGAGACGGACGTGGACACCCGCGAGAGCGTGCGAAGCATTACTGAAAAAGAAAATGATGCTATTATCGTTGCTTCTCTTGGTACCTTTTCTACAGGTATAAATATTAGAAACCTACATAACATTATCTTTGCTTCACCGAGTAAATCCCAGATAAGAGTGTTACAAAGTATTGGTAGAGGTTTAAGAAAAAGTGATAGAGATACCCAGGTATTTGATATAGCAGATGATCTACATTGGAAAACTAAAAAGAATTACACGCTCGACCACGCGGCCGAAAGAATTAAAATATATTCAAAAGAAAAGTTTGATTATGAATTATTTGAGATAAATATATAATATGGAAGATTTAAATATAAGACATTTTAAACTAACTAACGGAGAAGATATTGTTGCAGCTGTATCTGTTAAGAATGATGATAGCTGGTTATTAGAAAGACCAGTTCTTGTTAATCCTAATTTACTTGGTGGATACCAATTCACCCCGTGGTTTCCATTTTCGAAAACAAAAGTCTTTAAAGTATTATTCGCAAACATAATTAATAGCACTGGTATAGATCCAGATGTAAAAGAATCTTATTTGCAATATGTTTTAGAGTATAAAAAACAAATGGCGAAGATTGAAGACAATGAAAAGATCTTTGAAGAAATGGAATCCGAAGTCGACAAACGTTTGGGCGATTTGTATGCTGAGGGTAATTTGTTTAATAAAAAGAAGAGAACAATTCATTAGTGTACCTCTTCCCTCGAAAGGACTCTATTATTATATCATACTTTTTTCAATTTGTAAACCCCTAAATCAAAATAAATTAGGGATTTACTTTTCATCAAAACTATGGTATAATAGTACATTAATGCTTAAATTATGGAGATAAACAATGGCAGCAAAGAAGAATAAAGCTCATTATATTAATAATAAAGAGTTTTCATTAGCAGTTGTAGAATATGTAAAAAGTGCAACAGCAGCAAAAGAGAAAAATAAAACGGTCCCAGTCGTTACAGATTACATTGCAAGATGTTTTATTAAGATAGCAGAAGGACTTTCACATAGACCAAATTTTGTAAGGTATACCTATAGAGAAGAAATGGTTATGGATGCAGTAGAAAACTGTCTAAGAGCTATAAACAATTATAATATTGATACAGCTACAAGGACAGGAAATCCAAATGCATTTTCTTATTTTACCCAAATATGTTTCTACGCTTTTATTCGTAGGATTACTAAAGAGAAAAAACAACAAGAGATTAAATTTAAATTTATCGAAAAGATGGGTATAGAAGATTTTGTTGAAATGGGTATGGATGGAAATGTAGCTCAAGAAACAATGAACTATGTAGATACATTAAAGCAAAGAATGGGCGTAGTCCGTAAGAAAGACGAAGCTATAAAAGAATTTGCTACAAAAGAAAAGAAAGAAAAGAAGCTAGAGCTTTTCATGGGGTAATTATGAAGAAGATGTCAACTAAACAAAAAATCAGGCATAACATAGTTACAGCCAAAAGACGTAGAAAAGAACTAAAGCGAAGAGAACACGTAGCTATTCTAAAGGCTGCTTATAAAAAATCCTCAGAGATTTCTAGGCAATTAGAAAAGATTAGATACCGTCAAGTGAAAGCAGCCAGAGCACAAGCATGAAAGTAGCAATATTAAATGATACCCATTGCGGTGTCAGAAATTCAAGCGATATTTTTTTACAATACCAAGAAAGGTTTTATGAAGAAATATTTTTCCCTTATTTAAAAGAACATGATATAAAGAATATCTTGCACTTAGGAGATTATTATGAGCACAGAAAATTCGTTAACTTTAAAGCACTCAATGCTAATCGTAAGCATTTTCTTGAGCCTATGCGTGATTCAGGTATTACCATGGATATTATACCCGGAAATCACGATGTATATTTTAAAAACACAAATGAACTTTGCTCACTTAAGGAGCTTTTAGGTTACTTTACATCCAATGTTAATATCATTATGGAACCAACTGTATTAGATTACGATGGTTTAGGAGTTGCTGTTATACCTTGGATAAATAATGCTAACTATGAACAATATACTAAATGGGCATTACAATGCAAAGCACCTATACTCGGCGCACATTTAGAATTAAAAGGTTTCGATATGATGGCAGGTATGCCTAATCCGCATGGTATGAATGCAGATGTATTCTCTAGATTTGAAATGGTTCTATCAGGACATTTCCATACAAAGTCTAGTCAAGAGAATGTACATTACTTAGGTTCACAAATGGAGTTTACCTGGGCAGATGTGGATGATCCAAAATATTTCCATATACTAGATACTGAGACAAGAGAGATTACTCCTGTTAGGAATCCAATCACTATGTTTAAAAAGATAGTATATGATGATAGTAAAACTGATTATAACGATGTAGATGTTAGCCAATATGAAAAGCATTTCCTTAAGTTAATAGTTTTAAAGAAAGACGATTTATACATGTTCGATAAGTTCATAGATAAATTACAGAGCATAGAAACATATGAATTAAAGATTGCAGAATCTTTTGAAGAGTATTTGGGAGAAAGCGTCGAAGACGAGAAAATATCCCTCGAAGATACAACACAACTTCTAGATTCGTATGTTGATGCAGTAGAAACAGATCTTGACAAAGATCATATAAAAATAGAATTAAGGAAACTGTATACTGAAGCACAGAATCTAGAGGTAGTATGATAAATTTTAAATCATGTAAGTGGGAAAACTTTCTTTCCACGGGTAATGACCCAATTGAAATCAAATTAGATAAATCACCAACAACATTAATCGTAGGACAAAACGGAGCAGGTAAATCTACTTTATTAGATGCATTATCTTTTGCTTTGTTTAATAAACCCCACAGAGATATAAACAAGAACCAATTAATCAATAGTATTAATGGTAAGAAAACTGTGGTTGAAGTAGAATTTTCTATAGGTAACCAAGACTTTAGAGTTGTTAGAGGTATTAAACCAGCACGGTTTGAAATATGGCAGAACAATAATATGATTAACCAGGCAGCTAATGCCAGGGATTTTCAGAAGTTCTTAGAACAAAATATATTAAAGTTAAACCATAAATCATTCCACCAAGTGGTTGTATTAGGATCTAGTTCTTTTATTCCTTTTATGCAATTACCAGCTTGGTCCCGTAGATCAGTTATAGAAGACTTATTAGATATTAATATCTTTTCTAAGATGAATACATTATTAAAAGAACGTAACTCCAAAATAAAAGATGAGTTAGTTGATATTAACCATAGGATAGAATTAGTTAAAACAAAGATAACTGGACAAAGTAAGTACATTAAAGATCTACAATCTCTTAACCAAGATCAAATAGAAAAGAAACAAGATTCTATAAAGGTACATAAAACAGAGCTAAAAGAAACATTCGAGGAAAGTAAAACTCTAGGAAAGAATTTAGAGACCATGTTAAAAGTGGAGGATAAACGGTATAAAACTAACAATGACGAAATGTCCAATTTAAGGTCCCATGACCTCCAGCATACCGCAAAGATTAAAGATCTAGTAGGTCAAGCAAGGTTTTATGA